ACAGAATGCCTAGATATTTCATGGAGAGATATATCAAGACTCATTTCCGCAACTTCCTTTTATTTAGATATATGGGGAGACAGAAAATTATTTCAAATATTCTGGTATCTATGCTTCCAATTTCTCCATAGCGAACATAAGCATAAATAATTCCTCCAAGAAGAAGTATGTAACAAAACAATAAGAATAACAATATACCTACTAATATTCCGAAAGCTACATTACCACCTATTAAAACAATACCTAAAATAAGAAAAGCTAAAGTATTTAGTGTAACCCATAATACCTGTAAAATTCTTGTTTTCATTATAATTCTACCTTTTCTGTAGCATCAAAAATAGCATTAGTAATATCCATACCCCCCGATTCATATAGAGGTACATACGCTTCATATCCAAAACCTAGTTTATCATAAATAAGATACCTAAATGATCCCGTAGGAGGGTTACTTATCATTTCAAATACCCATGCTACTTGTTCTAAACTAGGCTTTTCTATTTCACCATAGACTTTAGAAACTACTTTCATTAATAAACTCCTATCAAGGCCAATTAGGGCATTCTTCTTCATCACCTAGTGTTCTGTAGGTATCTGCATTAATGCGTAGGCTAGTAAGCTGGTCTTTCTGTATCTGTAGCCTAGTAATCTCTTTATCTAGTTCTTCCAGTTTCTTGTCTATACATGCCAGAAATTTACCGAAGTTATCCATAGAATTACTCCTTTTAGGAATACGATATACTAAATCAGATTCTTTTACTGATTGGTATTGCCCACAAACAGTACAAAATCCTGCTGTATTTATTTCCCCTCCACAAAATGAACATTGCATTTATTCCTCCCAAGAAGTAGTTACCTTCTTATTCCCTATCAGAGCTTTAAGTGTAGCTATATCAGGTTCTACATTCTTCATAATCCATGTTTGTAGATCAGCAGGGGAATAATATTTCCCTGTAGGGAGAGTTTCCCATGCAGTGAGCAAATTCTTAATAGCGTCTTGTTCTTTCTTAGTCATTCTAGTTCCTCCATCTTAGCTTTTAGTTTTCCTTCTTGCATTTTTTTAAGGTGTTCTGGTGATAGTGTCTTTTTAGGTTTGTTACTAGGTGTGATATCTCGTACCCGTTTACTAAATCTAAAAGGATAAAGAGGGCAATCTTTACTAGGACATAATTTAACTTCTTGAGGAGAATCAAGGCAACACCCTAAACAATATTTACGTATACTCTTTAGTGGACTAAGCATTAGACCTCTCCTTTAGAAACTCTATATGCTTTATAGATTGTATCCTGTACAGAAAGATAAAGATTGTCGAACTCCTCTTCTGTTATCTTATTCTCCCACATGTACGGGTATACTTCTTCTGGTTGGGGGTCTTTAGTAAATGCAATTTCATAGGCTTGTACATTTATATCTTTAGGTTTTTCAATAGTTATTTCCATGATAGAAGTATCAGTAACTATTCCTATCATAGAGAAGCTATTTCTTTCATTAGTATAGTTGTAGTAGAAAGGAGTTATTAGTTCTATCTCAGTTTCTACAGATGTAGTTTTAATTGCTTTAATCATAATTTAGCCCCTTAGTGTTTCTAAAAACGCTACTTCAGCTTTGGCGTGTTCCAGCCAAGTCTGCCATGTATCTGCCCTATCTAAATCATACCACGGTGTAAAATAACATGAGCCTGATCCAGATACTTTTCCTATAGGACAAAATTCACATACATTCTCATGTATAGCTATTCTATGAAATCTCTGAAATGAAAAATGACAGAATGAACAATAGTGGGCGGTCCAGTTTTCATGAAGCTCTTTCTCCATAAGGTCTTTATCAGGGAATCCATCAAGAGGCTGTGTCCTCGTTACCCATTCTATCATACGATTATAATGCTTAATAGCAGAAGCCTTAGCCCTGCTAAAGTTGCTATAATCGTATTGTTTCAGTTTACCTTTCATGGTATCTCCTAATATACTACAAATCTATCTCTGTGTCAACTGTAGTATATTGCCCGTGATCTTTACATGACTTGAACCACCCTTTCGTTGTAGATGGTATATGGATAAAGTTAGTACAAGGGTTTTCGTTGTACCAAAAAAGCAGTTTTCTTACTATGTCATTTCCATAACATACTTCTATCACATTAGGAATAGTTAAGAAATAAGGAAATTTACGGAATACTCTAGGAGCGCCTATAATTACTGTCTTATCGTTTGATGTGTAAATAGAAAGATGTTTAAGTAAAGCTACTAGAATAAGAATAACAGCGGCCCCTCTACTGTAGCCTACAAACACTCTTTTTTTGTAATGAAGTATTTTATTAAATAGTTCATCAGACCACAACTCTGTAAATTCTTCATAATAACCAGCATGTGTTTTAATACCATTAATCCATCTAGTCCAACAAAAGAAGTTCCTTATCCAATCCTGCTTAGAATGAGAGGCATGGAAATATATATACAAAGTATCATCAATTACTTCTGTATAGTAGTCTTTCTTTGGATCATACCGACAGGTTTTTGCAACTAGGTCTTTGATTTTCATACATGAGTGTCCTTTTTAGCCATAGGTATAAAATACTCACAAGGAGTATCATTATCCTTTCTTGGCAATTCTACAAACCAAGCTTGCCAGTGTAAATCAGGGATAGCCTGACAACGGTAACAATTATCTTTATCTTTACAGGAAATAAAATATGGTTGGGTACCTTTACACATAGTAATATCTGGCATATTAGTATTTCTCCCCTAAAACATAAAGCCCCGTTTCTGTTTCCGCTGTCTTTAATACAAAATCAAGTTGTAGTAATCCTGTAGATGTATGGAAACATTCTTTCCCGTTCTCAGTAAGCCATCCAGTAAGCACAAAGTATTTGTCTCTATCAGTAATAGCCCAATCAGACAAAATAAACGTAGGTTTCATGCTAATCTCCTTCCATCTAATGATAAGATAGCAAAATATAAAGCAAATGTCAATATTTGAACAAGCCATATTGACAAAATAATGAAAGTTTAGTATATTACTCATACGGTGCGTCGCATCGTAGGGTACAATCTATAAGGGGTGGTTAATAGTAGCCACCCCGCTTTTTTAAAAAAAATACAAAAAAAATGCAAAATTCTTCGTTTTACCACTTGACAAATAAAAACTGATGTGTTATAAAGGAAGGGCCGTTTGGGGGATTCCACATGGTAAAGATGGTAGGGCCTTGAAAGTAATAGGCTGAATCACTCCCAATGCAAGCCAGCTGTACGTTGCGACCTATAGCGCGTGAACGACTGCGGTCCTAATGGACGGAACTTGCGCCCAGGTGCGTGGACGGCTTGTGCTGGTAGTGCTTGCGTTTCTATGTAATACGGGTGACATAAACCCTATCGATTACACGAGTCGAGCCAGCGTAGTTGCCCAGAGAGGTCTGTCCAACGAGAAAAGTGAAGAGTAAAACTACATTTTCCTACCGAACCTCAGATATAATCCATATGACAGAAGCCAACAGCCTCACTATCCCTAGATCGGGACACGCTTCAGTTGGGCAACCTCTTCTCGTTGAGGGAAATGTATTTACTCTTTTTCTTTCTTCCTGTTCATTGTAGAACAGCTATTTCCATTAGGTATGGGGGTAGGGGGCGACTTATCCCTTGGTTCTCCTTTACCGTTGAGGAATTTTCTAACCTTATAAATGGTAGTTAGAAAATATTTAGTTTTTCTTCTCTCCTCAAGGAGAAGGTCTGTTCAAATCAATCTTTTGAACAAATTTAGCAGAGAATAAGAGAATTAAGAAATATTATCCTTGATAAAGGAGTTCTACTACCTTGGAAAGAAATTTAGTTAATAACATTGTTACAAAAGAACTACTTGCTGATGAGTTCGGAAAACTACTAAGTTTTGGGGGCTGGCGACCCGCGCTCATGCCTGACTACATAAATAATGTTATGGAGCGTGTACGGAAAGAGTCTCCACAACAACTTGATTATTACAAACTAAAAAGAGAAACTATCCGTAGAATGAAAGAACTTGATCCTATTCTATTTAGGAGGGATGCGTGAAAATCGGTATAGTATCTGGTGGTTTTGATCCTATCCATGTAGGACATATTAGGTATCTACAAGAAGCAAAACGGTATTGTGATAGGTTAGTGGTTATTCTGAATGGAGATTCTTTTCTTATAAGGAAGAAAGGTTACAATGTATTTTCCATTGATGAGCGCAGAGAGATACTGGAAGCCATTAAATATGTTGATTATGTGCATGAATTTGAATCAGATAAAGATGATGTAGGTGATGCTCTCATAGAACTAAGGAAAACATATTTCCCTACAGAAACTATGGTGTTCATGAAAGGTGGGGATAGAAGTCCTTATGGCGTTCCTATCCCAGAGATTGCAGTTTGTGGTGATCTTGGTGTACAAATAGAGTATGGAATCGGTGGTTACGATAAACCAAATAGTAGTTCTTGGGTAGGTAAAGAAGCATTAAGGAGTCTTGGTAGGGAAAATGGCGGCTAATCTTTGGTCTTGGGAAGATATAGAACTTATTAGAGAACACCCTGAGATATTGGGGCTTCTTGCTGGCAAAGACAAACTCACCCCTATGCATGGTGAGTGGATGCGTTATTTACTAGATGCTAATGAAGAAAGAACCTTACAGGCACACAGAGGTAGTTATAAGACTACGGCGGTATTGGAAATAGGGATTATCTGGTATTTAATGTTTCATCCAGATGCAAGAATAGGGGTATTGTGTAAATCATATACAGCGGCGGCAGAACGAGTTAGAAACATTTCTAATATCATGATGATGCCGGAGATTTACAGTTTACTGGCCTTTGCATGGGGAGAGAAATGGAAGTTTACAGTCCGTAGGGAAGGTAAGCTAGAAGTTTCTGTTAAGAAAAGTAAGACTAAGGAAGTTTCTGTCACCGCTTTAGGGGTGGATTCTGGTGTAACAGGATCACACTTTACCTTGGTAATTGGTGATGACGTTGTAGATTTGAAAGATAGAGTGTCTGAAGCGGAAAGAGAAAAGACTAAGTATGTATTGCAAGAGTATCGTGCGAACATTCTTGATCCTGGTTGCTATATGCAACACATTGGTACACCGTGGCATAAGCATGATGCGTGGGAAATTCTTCCTAATCCTAAACGATATTCTATTTTACATACTGGTTTAGTTGATAAAGATAGAGAAAAAGAGATACGGGGTAAGACCACTCCAATTTTGTTTGCTATAAACTATCTACTTACTTTTGAGCGTGAAGATGACATGCTCTTCCAGAATCCTCGTATTGGTAAATGGCATGAAACGAATAGTCAAGTTACGGCACATGTTGATGCGGCGTTTGATGGCGATAATTACTGTGCCTTGACGATTATGGGAAGAATGCCCGATGGGAAATTAAATGCTGTAGGGTTTGTGTATGAAGGTAATATTAAGGATTGGTTTAGTGAGTTAGCTAAGAAAATGATACAGTATGGGGCATTTAATGTTCATATAGAGGATAATGCTGATAAAGGCTACAGTGCTGATATATTCAAATTAAATGATATAGTGAAAGAGAATCATATATGGGTAGATTTGTACCATGAGTCTATGAAGAAGGAAGTGAAGATAGCCACGTATGCCGCAGAAGTGTGGAAAGATATAGAATGGGCGGCAGATACTATGCCCGAGTATTTGGAACAGTGTACGGATTGGCGACCTAAGATGGAACCGGATGATGCCCCTGATAGTCTAGCATCACTTTGTAGAGAAGCAAACTTTACAGCTACAAAGAACTTTAGTACAGCTATGTGGAGTTGGTAACATGAAAAAGATAGTGTATTTCTCTGGAGAGTGGTGTGCGCCGTGTAAGGTAATGCTTCCTTTGGTAAAAGAAGTAACTAAAAAGCATAAAGTTCCTTTGGAAATCTATGATACAGAAAACGATGATGAGTTAGCCATACAAATGAGTGTTATACAACTTCCTACTATTATTAGGGTAGAGGACGGCACAGAAATACAACGTATGGTAGGGCTTCATCCTAAGTACGAGGTAGAGAAATTCGTTTCCGCATCTTGATTTTATTAAGTCATGCTTGTATTATGAAATGCAAGTTTGCTCGTGGAGGTTCGTAATGGCAGAGAAGAAGAAGGACGCTGTTCCTCAAGAAGCCCTCCCTAAAGAAATAGAAGCCCAGATAAAGCAGTATATAGCAGATTCCCTTGTAAATAGAAAAGATGGTTGGTCCAATGTATTTGTAGGTCTTGGTCAGAAGAAAGATAAGGCTAAGTATACAGAATATGGGGACATTACACTTCTTGATGATGTAACACTAGAATCTATTTATATGGGTGATGGGCTTGGTGGTCGTATCATAGACATTATAGCTGATGATATGACTCGTGAGTGGGTGGCTTTAGATGGTGATAATGGTAAGAAAGTATTTGATGAGTTAATTAGACTTGATGCGGAGAAAGCCTTTAATGAAGCTATTAAATGGCAACGGTTGTATGGTGGGTCTTTGATTGTTATTGGGGCTATGGATGGTAGAGGTCCTGAAAGTCGTTTAAATGATAAAACAATCAAGAAAGTAGAATACCTTAAAGTAATTCCTAAGACGGACATTTCTATTTCTGAAAGCGTATTTAACACCAACCCTAGTTCTCCTGATTTTGGGAAAGTGGAAAAGTATGCTATTACGTATCGTATAGGCCATCAGGCAATAAAGAAGATGGTACATGCTTCTCGGTGTATTCCTTTCTACAATGATCCTGCTCCTGCTTTGCTACGGTCTTCTATGTCATTGGATGGTAGGTATTGGGGAATTAGTTCTTTACAAAGAATATACGAAGAGTTGCGAGATTTAGGTGGTGTTACACAGTCTATCATAAATATTCTGTATGAGTTTATTATTGGTAAGTTTAAGGTTTCCAATTTAGCTCGTATGTTTGCTGAAGGTAGGGAATCCCAACTTATTACTCGTATAGAAATTATGGAAATGAGTAAGAGTATACTGAATGCAGTTATCCTTGGTGAAGATGAAGAGTATACTAGAGATTATGCTACATTGGCTGGTTTACCTGAAGTAATCGATAGGTACATGTTGAAACTCTCTGGTTCTACGGGTATACCAGTAACTCGTTTGTTTGGTAGATCGCCTTCTGGATTGAATGCTACTGGTGAGAATGATCTTCGTAACTACTATGATCTTGTAGAAGCCAACCAAAGAAATAGGTTATTCCCCCCGTTAAGGATGTTGGTAAATTTACTTTCCTCCTATTTAAAGGTGGACCCTCCTGAAGTTATATTTGTTTCGCTTTATCAGTTAGATGAGAAAGAGAAGGCTGAAGTTAATAAGCTGAATGCTGAAACAGAGAAGATAAAAGCGGAAACTGAAAAGATAATGGCGGATACAGAACGCATTTATATTGAAACTGAAGTAATGTCTAATGAAGATATAAGAATAAAGAAGGGTTTGCAGAAGCCCGTTGAGGAACCAGATGGACAGGAGCAATGAGTTTGATCTTCTCTTGAAGTTACATAGAGCTAGTCTATCTCCTAAACAAAGAGAACGGAAAGTAAAACCGCCTTTCTTTATCTATCCTCTTGCTACTGAGAAATTATATGCAGAACAAGTTTCTGGGTTTATGCGTAAGTTTGTAACAATAACTACGGAAAAGTTGCAAGAATACCTAAAAAAATGGATTAATCCTTCAAGGGTAGATGCTTTTGCGGATGATTTCACAACGTTTAAAAAGGAAATGGAAGAAGAACTTACAGCGTTGTATTTAGCATCTTTTGGTTTGGGTTCTCCTAGTTATATCTTACTTACAGATATAGCAGATAAAGTATATTCGAATGCTTATAGGCAATGGAAGAAACAACTACGAGAGGCACTTGATTTTGAATGGGCTATGGGGTACGATGGATGGGATGAACTAAAAAGAAATTGGGTAGTTAATAATCAAGTGCTTATGGAGAAGCAGGGAAAAGATTTTCTTTCTTCCATAGAAGCTTTGGTTATTACTGCATTACAAGCTATGTGGGGTTACCCTGATTTACTTGAGTCTGTAAATAAGACGGCAAACAAGTATATAGGGTACAGGTCTGGTTTGTTAGCGAGAAATGAAATAGCCATTCTTAATACAGAGATAATGAAGATAGCGTATTTAGAAGCGGGGATGCCGTATTATTTTTGGCATACAGCTATGGATGAACGAGTACGAGGGAATCCTTCAGGTAAGTATCCTAAAGCCATACCTTCGCATTGGGCTATGGAAGGATTGCTTATGAAGTGGAATGACCCTACTGTGTATTCTGATGATTTAGGGAAAACATGGAAACCAAAAACAGGTTTGATGGAGCCGCTTCATGTAGGTTTGGCAATGGGATGTAGATGTGTTCCGCAACCGTTTTTGGATGAAAAGATAGGGAAAGTCGATTCCAATATAGGGGGGCTTATATGAAGGTATCAAATCAGCTATTGCGGATTATAAAAGAAGAAATAGAGGTTCTAGATTATGGGAAAGTAACTATTTCTATTAATGTGTCTGGTCCATATACTGAAATAGCTTCTGAGAAAAAGATACGATTAATTAAAAATGAAATTGATGATGGTTCTTATCATAAAGGGTAATACCTTATAAGGGATAATTTAAATATATACCCTATAAGTAACTTTTCCTTACGGGAAATTGACAATTTTTATATATGCAGATAGTATGCAGAAATATAAGGGGGCGCTATGAGTGTACAGAGATTAGATGTAGTCGAAGTCCCCGATTGGATAGCTTCTAAGTTTGAAGTTACGCCAGAAGGGTATTTGAAAGGCCGTGCGGCTGTTACTAATATTGGGGTGTTTACTTACAGATATGGTGATGGGCAAATAATTAGGGAACTTCGTTCTCCTGATGAAGTATTTAAGGCTGAGTCTGTAGAAACTATTAAGAACAAACCCATTACTATCGACCACCCTAAAGAATTTGTTAGTGATAAAAATAAAGATGCTTTAGGTGTTGGGGTTTCTGGGAATGAAGTACGTACGGACAATATTTATTTATCCGTAGATTTGCTTATTCAGAAGCCGGAAGCTGTTGATGCGATTAAAGTGGGCGGTAAAAAGTTTCTGTCTTGTGGGTATAGTTGTGATGTAGAATATAGTCCTGGTAGATGGCTTGGTGTAGAGTATGATGCGGTTCAGAAAAACATTTCCTATAACCATATCGCGTTATGCGATTCTCCAAGGGCCGGGGAAACTGCGGTAATAAAAATGGATCATATGGATGCGGCTGATGCTGTGTTAGTTGAAAAGATAGAGGAGGATATTATGGCTGATAAGGTTGATGAACTTAATCAGAAGTTGGATGAGGTTGAAAAACTGAATGCCACACTGAATAAGGATAATGCCGAACTTCAGGCCAAACTCGATGCTCTGGTGTCTGAGAAGACGGCGCTAGAAGCTGAGAGGGATACCTTGAAAGATAAGGTTGATGGGCTGGAAACTAAGGTAAAGGAAGTAGAGGCGAAAGTTCTTGATGCGGCTTCTATTGCTGAGAAAGTTACTGCTAAGGTTGCTCTTATCGATCAGGCTAAGGCTCTTGAAGTCGAGGCTAAGGCCGATATGAGTGATTTGGACATTAAGAAAGCGGTTATTATGAAGATTTTTCCCAAAGCGGTCTTGGAAGGTAAGTCTGATGCTTACATTGATGCGAGGTATGATTCTGCCCTAGAGTATAAGGCTGAGTCTGCTGAAGCTTCTGTACGAGAACTGAATCAGGAAAGTCATTCAGATAATAAAGATGTTGTGGCTGAAGCTAAGGCCAAATACCTTGCTCAGTTGAAGAAAGAATAAGGAGGGGTTCCATGAGTGCATACGGTACGATGGATTCCGCCATTCTTGGTCTACAGTATGGCTTCGATAACACTATCGAATCGTTCCCCGCTTCTGCGGACGTAACCCCCGGTAGGCCTGTTTATCAGACCCCCGGAACGCCTACTACTGTTCATCAGACCTATGTAAATGGCGATGTTTTTGTGGGTGTTGCTGTAGTGTCCCAGAAGTCCAATGTGGCTGATGTTGGGTATTACAAGCAGTACGAGGTTGTAAACGTTCTTACCGATGGTAAGGTGTGGGTACAGGCCGCCGCCGCAGTTTCTACTGCTCCGGTTGCCGCATATGCAGATTCTAATGGTCTGTTCTCCCCCACCGCATCTGGTAATTATGATGTTGGGGCTATGTTCATGGGCAATCAGGCGACCGTTTCCGGTCTTGTCGTGATTGAAGTGAATGGCCGTAAGCTAGTAGCGTAAGGAAGGAGGTATAGTATGGATGCTCAGAAGTTTGATGCCTTCAACCTGGATGCTAACGAGTCTGTATTTTTCAAGAGGGAGCTTGAGTACGTAAAGGCTAAAACCTACGATGTCAAGTACGCTCCCAACAAGGCGTTGGGGCTTTTCCCTGTTTCTACTGAACCCGGCCCTGCCGCCACGGAAATTACTTACCGTTCGTATGACAAGGTTGGTATGGCCAAGATGATCGCTGACTATGCGACCGATTTCCCCAGAGTAGACCTGTATGGAACAGAGCAGACTATTAAGGTTCATGCTCTTGGTACGTCTTATGGATACTCGATTGAGGAAATTCGTAGGGCACAGAGGGCGGGACTTCCCCTTGAGTCTAAGAGGGCGAGTATTGCTAGGGAGGCCATTGATAACAAGCTGAACACCATTGCTATGAGTGGTGAGTCTACTTGCAATATCAAGGGATTCCTTAACTATTCCGGCATTACCGAGGTTACTGTTACTTCTGGTTCTGCTGGTGATACTTGGGATGTAAAGTCTGCGGATGAGATTCTCGCGGATATGAATGCTATTGTCGAGGCTGTTCTTACCACCACGAATGGTATTGAAACCCCCGATACTATGCTTCTTCCCCTGAGTCGTTATCTGCTTATTGGTAGGAAGAGGATTGGTACGGATTCTGATGGGAAGACGGTTATGACCTATTTCCTTGAGAACAATCCTTATATTAAGCGGATTGAGTGGCTTACTGAACTGGAAACTTCTGGTTCTGGTAATTCTAAGCAGATGTATGTGTTTAAAAATGATGCAGACCATATTGAGTTCTTCATTCCTCTTCCCTTTGAGTCTTTCGAGGCTGATAAGAAGGGTATGACTTATGAAGTCCCGTGCATGGCTAAAACCGCAGGAGTGACAATTTACTACCCTCTTAGCGTGGCATTTGTTGATGGAATCTGATAAATAGTTATGTAATAAAGAATTAGTGGGAGGGGGGTTTCCTCCTCCCGTTTTTATACTAAATTGAAAATATTGTTTGCAACCCCCGTATGGCGGGAAGCTAGTCTTGGTGTTTTAGGAGTTATGTATGTTAGTAAAGTGGGATGTGGATTGTATTAAGGTTATTCCGACTGTGGAAGACAGTTCTAGTGTTGTGTTGGTTCCTGGATATAATGAAGTGATTGATGCCAAATGGAAGTTTGCTCGTCCTAGAGTTATGAAAGATATAGAATCAGGTAAGATTGTTGAGGAATGGACTAAGATTAAAGATGAGCAGAAAGCAGACTATGCGTTGACTATCATACAGGATAAGTATTTGGTAGGTCCTGCTAAACTCCAAGATATTCCAAGACCTAAAGTACGGGAAGTTGTTAAGAACACCTACCATATTGCTACCCTAGAACGTTGGCTACAGACTGAACTTAGGGCAGATGTACGGGTTGATATTTTGGGGCAATTATCTGAGATAGATAAAGTAAATTCTGTAGAGCATAAGAAAAATCTGTCTATTCAGCTTGAACGGATGAAATAAGGAGAGGGGCATATGAACCCTGAAGATTATCTAGCTGTCCTTTGTCCGACGATGCTTACAGTATCGGGGTACGACGTATTTATTAGTATGGCCGAAGATACTACATCTTCAGGGTTTTTCGGTTCACAGTATAATCTAGCAGTAGCCCTGAAAGCGGCCCATACATATGTATTAAGTAGAAAGCGTGGTGGTGATGGTGGTTTTATTACCCAGAAAGTAGAAGGGCGTATGAGTGTTTCTTATGGCGGGGTAAATAATGTCACTGATGAACTACAGCTAACAAGTTATGGTATACAGCTTCTTGATCTTATTAAGAATAGGAAGTTTGCAGGGACGGTATCGGATACGGCCATTTATAACACCTATTTAGGTGGTTGATATGTTATTTGATGAGTACCAAGAAATACAACAGGTATGGCGCTGGACTCCTCCTACTAATGTCTATTATGAAGATGAATGGGCTACTGATGATGGGTGGTCCTTAACTATTGGGTATGAAGACATTAGTACAAGTGGTGGTATTTACAAAAGTGATTTTTTTAATGAATCTCATACTAATATAGAAATTAGTTTAAATGTAAGTGGCCCTACTTCTATAGTTCTTTGTGGGCAAATAAGTAGTGGGGATTATGTACCTTTAACTACCTTTACTGCTACTACGAGTGGAAACGTTCCTATTACTTACACTATAAGTGGTTTGACATTCTATACTGGTCTAGGATTTATCTTTTCTACTGGTGTATCTGGTTCTGTTGATTATGTTTATGTTGGGGATAGAACAGTAGCTACTAAAGATGATGAGATAGTGGATAATGTATGGAAATATGTTGGTAGTATAACAGGGAGAATTGAGCCAGTTGGTGCGGGATATTCTGCTATTAGGAATAACCAGACTTTTGCTGATTTGTCTGAATTGGATTATGTTCCTATCGCGTATAAATCTATGATAGTATCAGGTGATGGTATCATAGATACGTATGGGATACAACGGCAAGTGTTAGGGCAACCTGAGATTTATTCTTACATGATGGATACTATGGTGTTGTATCTGCGAAGAAGTCAATGGAGTTTGAATAATGAATAATAAATATGTTAAAATGAGTGGAGGGCTGACACAATTAGACGTGGGATTAATTAATGTGTATCTACAAAATGCTTTAAATGAAGTGGGCGCTATTGGTGTAGAAACTATGAGAAGCTACACGGAAAAAGATGATGCTACGGGTAGTTTGACTAAATCTATTATGTGGAGAACTAAGTTAGCGGCTGGTGGAAATGAAGGTGGGGATGCAGAGATAACGGTTCCTGATGAAAGTACGGCTGTACATATTGGTTCTGCTAATGACCATGCATATTGGAGAGAAGTTGGTACCGGGGCGCATAAAAGTGCTGAAGGTACTGAGGAATTTATTAGTAATATGATAGATTGGTGCAGAATAAAATTAGGCTTTGATCCTCAGATGGAAGATAATCAAGAACGGTTTTGGAATATAGTTAATGCTATTAGGAAACGTGGTACGGCAGAAGCTCCATTTGCTCTTCCTTCTTTGGACATTATTAGGATGAAAGGTTCCCAGATAGTAAAAGGTAATACCATTAGGATGTGGAAAGAAAGGAGGGTTAAATGACACTAGAAGAAGCCCTTCTTAAATACTTCAGATTAAATGCTGAATTAGTAGCATTAGTTGGGAGTAAAGAGCAAATAGATATAGGTCAGATAGCCCCTACTGAAAAAATGCCGTGGATAGCCATAGAAGTTTCTCCTGGTACACGTACTAAAATAGCACATGCGAAAATGGAGCAACGATCTACTATACGTATAACGGTTAATGGGGGACCCCAACACAAAGTCAAGTGTAAGTCCATAGCGGAAAAAGCGTTACGACTACTTGAAAATTATAGGGGTGGCCTATATGATATTGACGATGTATATATAACATGTAATGCTATAAGTGGTATCTCTGGGTTAGGTAATTCAGTAAGATATCAGTTCTTAGCTAACATACGATTTACGGAAACTTTGATGAAGCCTAGTGTTGTTACTGGCTGAATAGGACATAAGGAGGACTGCAATGGAGATTGATAGGTTAATAGGTGCTGATGCAAGTTTATATAAAGCTACGTTTGGAACTACCCAAACTACTGGTGCTACCACGGCTAAGGGTCTGTATAAGATTGTAACCATTTCTGGTGCTACTGTATTTGGTAATGCTAATTTCCAGGTTGGAGATATAGTTCCCGTTGCTTCTGGTGTTACATTTACTGCGAGTAATAGCGCACAGCTTGCTACCTTTACTCCCGTACTTGACTGTAATGGATTTAGTTTCTCAATGACAAAAGATGAAGTTGAGATAACTACGCTTACTGATGAGGTAAAGAAGTATAGGGTTGGTAAGGCTGATATGTCCGGTGAAATTACTGGTATTAACAGTATTACAGACTTTAGGACTGCTGGTGGGTTTATCAATAGATTCCTGCGTACAGTGGATACTACTTCTACATATACCAATACTCTTAATGCGTTGGTCAATACTCCGCTTTATATCAAAGCGTATCTTAATGATTCTACCGCTTCGGGAGAGTATCAGGCATATCTGCTTGGGCAGGTGAATATTGGCTCCTTCAATTTGGGTGCCGCTATTGCCGATGCTCAGAGTTATACTGCGTCGATTAGGTTTGTGGGTAATGACCCCATCCTTATCACTGAGGCAAATGCTTAATCATGTGTAAGATTACCCCTCTCTTTTTAGGGAGGGGTATCCTTATAGAGTATATCTAAGGAGAAAAA